TTTCCAACTTCAGGATTTGTTGTTATTGAAAAAGTTCACGCTCAAGACGGAACAATTGATGCAGGAAGAATTGAAGATGAAACTGTGCAATATACAGGAGTTTCAGGAAATAGTTTAACAGGATGTGTAAGAGGAACAGCAGCACCTTTCAGAGGAGTCGTTCCACCCAACACGGTAGCTAGATCTCACTCTAGTGGAGCTAAAGTTTTTGGAAGCTATAAAATTACAATGATAGAAACGTCTGTGCCCTACACAGGTCAGCCGGCTACATTAACTCAAACAAACAGCTTCACATTTAATTTAAAATCTAACGCAACATCAACAGATACGGGAGGTGGTCTTGAAGTTTTAGTAGGACCTGTTAATGTAAGAGCATGACATACGATGAATTAAAAACAAAAATAAGAGATTACACAGAGGTTAACTCTACAGTATTTACTGACACTATCTTGAATGGTTTTATTGAAGATGCTGAATTTAGACTACTTAGAGATGTAGATTCAGATAATAATAGATTTTATGCGACAGCATTATTGACTGTTAATCAGAGATATGTACAGAACCCCTCTGATCTTTTAATAGTCAGATCTGCTCAAATTGTAGATTCTAGTGGCGTAGGAGCAGGTACTGAAAGAGATTTTCTTGATTATAGAGACACTAATTTTATGGCAGAATATAACAAATCAGATGCAACAGGCGTTCCTAAATACTACAGCTATTGGGACGACAGCCATTTGGTCTTTGCCCCTGTCCCTAATGCTACGTACACAATTCAGTTAAATTATATCTTGAAACCCCAAGGATTATCGAGTACAAATGCTACTACATACCTAAGCGAAAAATTTCCCAATGGCTTATTGTATGCTTGCCTAGTAGAGGCATACGGATTTTTGAAAGGTCCGCTTGACATGCTCCAACATTATGATAAAAAATACGTTGAGGCAGTCAAAGGATTCTCAATCGAACAAATGGGAAGACGAAGACGAGACGAATATCAAAGTGGTGTTCCTCGAATTGGAAAACAATAAGGAGTTTTTATGGCAATAACACAAGCAGTATGTAGCAGTTTTAAAAAAGAACTTTTAGATGGAGACCACAGTTTCAAACAAACAGGTGGAGACACTTTCAAATTAGCACTTTATACAAGTTCAGCTACTTTGAATGCAAACACAGCAACTTACCCAGGAGATAGCACAGGTGGTCAAGTTTCTAACTCAGGAACTTACACTCAAGGTGGTAAAGCGTTGGTTAACTCAGGAACTTCAGTGGCTTCAGCAGTAGCAATCACTGACTTTGCTGATTTATCTTTTACAGGTGTAACTCTTACAGCAAGAGGTGCATTAATCTACAACACAACAATGGGATCAGGTTCAGGTACAACTGATGCCGTAGTAGTTTTAGATTTTGGATCAGATAAAACTGCAACATCAGGAACGTTTACTATTCAGTTTCCATCATTCACAACTTCAGCAGCGATATTAAGAATATCCGGATAATAGGAGAAACCTCCTATGGCGGATAAAACTTACACAGTCACGGTCGCTTCCGGAACCCTATATCCGTCAGGCACGGGCACAGGTAGCGTTTATTATTTAGACGGTGTTCGTGATTTAGATATTACGTGGACACAAGGTGCTACTTTAAGATTTAATCAAGACGATGCCACAAATGATGGTCATCCATTATTATTTACTACCGATTCCTCTAATCCCAACTCAGGAAGAATAGAAACAGGAGTTGTTTATAATTTAGATGGATCAACGGTCCCTTATTCTTCTTACGCTAGCGGATCTTTTAATTCAGCAACAACTCGATACGTAGAAATTACTCCTGCAAGCGCAGCCGATTTTTATTATTATTGTTTTTATCACGGCCTCAGAATGGGAGGAGAGATTGATGTTGTTAACGATGCGTGGGGATCTTTAAGTTGGAGCACAGGTAGTTGGGGTGATCAAGATAACGCTTCACCTTCAGTAACAGGATTTGGATTAACTTCAAATTTAGCTAGTGTAACTGTAGACGCAACCGTAGAACAAGGTTGGAGTAGAAGATTTTGGGGCTCCGATCAATGGGGTGCAGCTACAAACACAGATGCGTTTCCAAGTGGCATAGGAATGTCAGCTTCTTTAGGAAGTGTAACTATTGGATCGGAAATAAATACAGGTTGGGGCAGAGCAGCTTGGAACTCAGGTAGTTGGGGAGTTTTTGGTGAGTTAGTAACAGGCATAGGAATGTCCGCAAGTCTTGGATCTGTCACCACTACCGGAATAGTTAATACCGGTTGGGGCAGAAAAACTTGGGGCGCAGAAGGTTGGAACACTAATGAAACACAATTAGATGTAAATGTAACAGGGCAAGCCTTATCAGCAAGTTTAGGATCTGTAACCGCAACAGCAGAAGTTAACGTTGGTTGGGCAAGAACTGAATGGGGAGCTCAGACTTGGGGATCTCCAAACGAAGCAGGTGCCGTAGGCACATTTAATTTATCGGCATCACTTGGTTCTGTTTCTTTAACAACAGAAGTTAATACTGGTTGGGGCAGACAACAATGGGGTAGGTTAGGTTGGGGTATACCTGGAACTACTATTGCTCAAGGTTTTGGTTTAACTTCTTCTCTTGGTTCCGTTGACATTAACGCTGAAGTAAATGTTGGTTGGGGCAGACAGACTTGGGGTCAAGGTTTATGGAATAATGACGGAAACGATATTGGTTTAGCGACAGGATTTGGATTAACTTCAACTGTGGCTGATGTAGGAATTTCCTCTGAAATTAATGTAGGTTGGGGTAGATCTACTTGGGGCGCTTTAGATTGGGGTGGAGTATCTGATTCGATACAAGTAGCACCTTCAGGAATAGGCATGTCTATAACCCTTGCAAGCGCCGTAGGAGCACCAAATACAATAGCTTCTCCTTCAGGAATAAACTTGACAAGTGCACTTGGTAGTGTAAGTTTAACGGGAACGGGGACAGTAAGTTTAACAGGAAATAGCTTGACAACGTCCACTGGATCGCTTAATGCTTTAATCTGGGAAACCGTTGATACCGGCACAACCGCTACGTGGAGAAAGGTTGACACCGCAGCTTAAATTTAATAAAAATAACAAATCGGAGTAAAAAATTATGGCGAATTCAACATCAAGTTTTTTGAAACTTACAGTCCAAGCAACCGGTGAAAACTCGGGAACGTGGGGACAAATTACAAACACAAACTTATTAATCGTAGAACAAGCGATTGCTGGTTATGAAGCAGTTGCTCTTAATGCTACAACAGGTGCAACATTAACTTTCTCAAACGGTGCGGTTTCTAATGGTAAAAATGCAGTATTACAATTAACGGGAACTATTACAAGTGCAGTAAACGTAGTTGTTCCTGTAGTAGAAAAAGTTTACATAGTAGATAACGCCACTTCAGGCGCTTACGCAGTAACAGTCAAAACAACTTCAGGAACTGGAGTAACATGGGCTGCAGCTGACAAAGGCACGAAGATGGTCTATGGTGATGGTACGAACATTGTGGACACAGCTTTCACAGAATTATCTTCAGACTTCTCACCACAACTTTCAGCTGACTTAGATACTAATGGTCAAAATATTATCATCGATAATACAAAAGCTATCTTAGATGAAAACTCTAACGAGCAAATTAAATTTGCTACAACGGGTTCAGCAGTTAACGAAATATCAGTCACTAACGCAGCAACAAGTAACAGTCCAAGTTTATCTGCAACAGGCGGTGACTCAAACATCGACTTAACTATAAGTCCAAAAGGAACTGGAAGAGTAACTTTAGGAGCCGGTAAAATTCAACAATTAGCAGAAAAAGTAACTATTGCTGCAACGGGTACAACTGGAACAGTAAACTATGATGTAATTACACAAGCTATTCTTTACCACACATCAGCTTCAGCAGGTAACTTCACAGTTAATTTTAGAGGCGATGGGTCAACAACTTTAAACGCAATCATGGATACAGGCGAGTCAGTCACTGTTGCCTTTTTGACAACAAACACTGGCACACCTTATTACAACAGTGCGGTTACAATCGATGGCAGTTCAGTGACTCCGGAATGGCAAGGTGGATCAGCACCTTCAGCAGGTAACGCTAACTCCGTTGATGCTTATACATATACAATTATTAAAACTGGTGACGCTGCGTTTACAGCGCTTGCAGCACAAACACAGTTTGCGTAATAACATAGGAGGAGAAAGAACATGCCAATACTAGCGTCATTTGGAGCAGGATCAGCAAAAGGACTTGGTCTTACAGCAGGAGCTCCAGTTGAATATTCAATTGATGTTTTATTAGTTGCCGGCGGCGGCGGCGGAGGAAATTCCAAAGGAGCTGGAGGCGGTGGCGGCGGTATGCGAAAAATTACCGGTGAAACTTTTTTTTCAAATGAAACTTTAACAGTAACTGTAGGATCGGGCGGAGATCCAGGAAAATCTTATGTAGGAGGAGGCCCTGCAACACCTGGAGGTAACTCTGAGGTTAGCGGAGGATCTTTATCAGGAACTTTAACTTCTCATGGGGGTGGTAAAGGCGGAGATAACTCATCTGCCGGAGATACTGGAGGCGCGGGCGGAGGCGGATCTTATCCTAATACGACTGTAGCGTCAGGAAACACTCCACCATTCTCACCACCACAAGGTGGAAATGGAGCAGCAGGTCCACCACCAAACAGAGCGGGTGGCGGCGGAGGCGGAGGCCCATCTGCAAATAACGCCTCAGACACAAGCCCAGGAAATGGTTCAGCAGATTCTATTACAGGAGCTTCAGTGACTTACGCTGGAGGCGGTGGCGGATCGACACAAAACACTACATCTGCACCTAGCGGCGGAACTGGCGGCGGCGGAACTGGCGGAACTGGCGGCGATGGATCGGACGCTCTTGGCGGCGGAGGTGGAGGACGAGGACCTCACACCGGTGGTCAGGGTGGAGATGGCGGAAGCGGTGTAGTTATAATTAGAGCGCCAGCTGACTTTGCCGGAACTATTGCACCAGGAACAAACACGATTACAACTTCACCTGGTCCAGACGGAGCTGCTAAAATTTGTACATTCACAGTAAGTGGAACATTGGACGGTAGTTAATTATGAAGGATTTTGCAGCTATAGATGCTAATAACATTGTTACTAGAATAGCCGTTGCAGGCGATGACGATGCACAACCAGGTTGCGGTTTAAAACCAAACGAAGTAGCTTGGATAGAATGCAAGAAAGGTGGTTCTATAAGAGCAAACTTTCCTATCGTAGGAGGAGAATATCGTCCTGCTGAGGATGTTTTTTGTGGTGAGAAATTATTTCCTTCTTGGACATTAAATACTTCTCATTGGAGATATGAAGCACCTGTTAGAGAACCAGGAGCTGAAGAAGTATTTTTTGATCTTGATGGTGTTAATACACAATTTACAGGTATTGTGTGGGATGAAGAAAATCAAAGATGGTTAGGTACAATCGCATCTTCAGTTGAAGGACAAGCAGAAACACATTTAGATCAATATTTATGGAATCCTGCAGATTCAAGTTGGACATTTGATAGCACAATAGAAAAACCAACTCCATAATTTATGGTTGTCATTGACAACTTTTTAAACAAAAAAACTCTTAAACAACTTAATAATATTAATCTTTGGAAAGAATATTCTTTTAATAAAACTAATAAATATTTTTGGATAGGTAAAAAACATAAGTCAAAAAATATATTTGAATCTATAATCACAGATAAAATATTTAAAAAAATAAATAAAGAAATAATTAAAAAATCAGTTTGTTGTCAGTATTGGATAAATTTTTTAAAAGACGATTTAGATTGGCACGTTGATAAAGATGAAACAATATGGAAAGAAAAATCAATCTTAAAAAAGTCTGTAAAAAATGTTGTTTATTATGGATATCCACATAAAATAAAAGGTGGTAATTTATTATTAGATAATGGTCAAAAAATAGAACCTAAATATAATAGATTAGTAGTTTTTGATAATACACCACACGCTGTAGACAATATTACTTCCGGAACGAGAGTTGCTTTATCTGTAAATTTTTGGTATGAGACACCAACTTTATAGAAAGCAATGAAAAAAATATTAGGGGTAAACATTTCTCATCACGTTTCTTTTGCTCTGTTTGAAAATAAAAAATTAAAAGAATACTACGAAGAAGATCGATTTAATAAACTTAAAGGTTTCATAAATGAGGATACTGATTACAAGTATAAGGTATTAGAAAAATTTAAAGACATATCTTTTGATTGTGTTGCAATATCGTCTTTTGGTAGATATGGTTCAATATCAGATTTTGAAATATATCAAAGTTTATTAAAACAAATAAAATATAAATCTTATTATTTTGATTGGCAACATCATCATGTTTATCACGCTGTTTGTGGGTATTATTTTAGTCCATTTAAAGAAGCTATTGCTATTGTTAGAGATGGAGGAGGAGAACAAGTAAAACATTCTTTCCAAGCTTTAGACTCTATTTATTATATAAACAATAAAAACATAAAGACACTTTATAAATTATATTCTAATTGTAGATTTGATATTTTAAAATGTAAGAAAAAACAAAAATATATTAATTATAACGTTTTTAAAGAACAAGAAAAAACAGATTGTTATTTTACTAATGCTAGTGTTGGTGGATATTATTATTTAGAATCTACTTACAAAGCAGGTTTTGGTGAAAACGGAGAAGGACAATTAATGGGATTAGCTGCATATGCAGGAAAAAATATTGATAGAAAGTTAAAAGAAAAAGTTGAGATTGGGCGAGACGCTCAAGAAAAAACTCTTAAAGAGTGTGTTCAATTAATTGAAAAAGCTAAAAAATACTCATCCTGTAAAAATATAATTTTAACGGGTGGATATCATTTGAATTGTTCAAATAATTTTAAATTAGTAAAATTATTTCCTGAATTAAATTTTTTTGTAGATCCAATACCTTATGATGGAGGCACAGCTGTGGGAACAGTTTTATATTATGAAAATTATTAAAGATAAAAAAGAAGCTGTAGACATAATTTTAAATCAAAAAATTATAGCTATTTTTCAAGGACACTCCGAATGGGGGGCTAGGGCTTTAGGTAACAGATCTTTTTTATTTGATCCTAGAAATTTAAAAGCAAAAGAGATTGTAAATAAATTTAAAGGCAGACAGTTTTGGAGGCCAACAGCTGCTACTATATTATATGAACACAGAAATGATTATTTAGATATGCACGGATTAGATGAATCTCCTTATATGACTTTTGCCATAGATGCAAAACCTAAAGCTTTAAAAGAAGTTCCTGCCGTCGTGCATGTAGATGGCACTTGTCGTTTTCAAACTTTAAAAAGAAAACAAAATCCTAAATATTATGATTTAATTAAAGAATTTTATAAAAGAACAGAGGTGCCTTTACTGCTTAATACATCTTTTAATTTAAAAGGGTACCCCATCGTAGAGACTGAAAAAGATGCTATTTTCACCTTGAATAAAAGTAATATAAAATATATGTATAAACCATGAAAGACATATACAAAAAAGAACTATACGATAAACACAGCTTAGGTGTCAGACCTAGTAAAATGAAAGATGCTGACGGAAAAATTATTCTTGAAATTGATCCTAAACATTTTGATCGTTTAGAAAAAGAAAAAGAAGATTCTATAAAAGCCTTAAATGCTAAACCTAGATCCTGCGGAGATTGTAATTTATGTTGTAAATTTCCAGCTGTTCCTCGTTTAGAAAAGAAAGCTTACGAGTGGTGTAAGAACTGTGATATTGGTGTTGGATGTAAAACCTATGATGACAGACCCATAGATTGTAAATCGTTTGATTGTTTTTGGGTATTAGGGATAATTCCGGAACAATATAAACCTAATAAAGTAGGTTTTTACATAACCACCGATAGTCCTAACGATTTAGCTTTAGGAATGTTAAAAGTATACACAGAACCTAATAGACTGTCGTCCACTATTAAAAAATTAAAACAATACCAAGAAAATAAAAAAATGGTTCCTAAAGGTTTTCATGTAAAATATGGACCGTTCAAAAAGAATAGTTGCTATTTACATGTAGACTATGGTATAAACGGAAGATATGGCGTCATGAGTCATGAAGATCTAGAGAAAGAACTAACTCCTATGATTAAAAAGATGCCAAAAGAAATGTTAGAAAAATTGAAAGAAACTTTTTAATGATTAAAAGAAATTTTTATTGGTACTTTGAAAAAGCTTTGTCTAAAGCTACTTGTCAAAAAATAATAAAATATGGCGAAGCTAAAAAATTAAAAATGGGTTCAATAGAAAATATAGGTAGCGAAAAAAAAGCAACAAAAAAAGAAAGACAATATGTAGAGAAGTTTAGAAAGTCTCAATTATGTTTTTTAAACGATAAATGGCTTTACGATTTGTTTTCATCTTATATTAATACTGCTAATAAAAATGCAGGTTGGGGTTATGATTTAACTTGGTCTGAAAGTTTTCAATACACAGTTTATAAAAAAAATAATTATTATCATTGGCATCAAGATTCATTTGATGCACCTTTTGCTTCTGAAGATCCTAACTTTAACGGTAAAGTTAGAAAGGTGTCTTTAATATGTAATTTAACAGATCCAAAAAAATTTACTGGTGGAGAAGTAGAATTTGATGTGACTAATTTAGCCCGTAAAGAAAAAGTTATTTTACAATGTAAAGAAGTTAAACAACAAGGTACAATAGTAATTTTCCCTAGTTATATATGGCACCGTGTTAAACCTGTAAAATCAGGAACAAGAAAATCTATCGTAAATTGGAGCGTTGGAGATCCATGGAAATAAAAAAAAGAGTTTTTAAATGGGGTCCATTTGTATACAATGGCATGATTACACCTAAAGATTTAAAACTATTAAATAAACTTTGTATTAAAAACAAAAAGCTAGATGCAAGAAAAACTTTAGCGGCTACTATTAAACAAGAATATTTTATTAATTTAAAAAAATTTCATGAAATTACACTTAAATATTATAAAGACTTTATTATAGACTTTTCTAAATATTATAATACAGGAGTTACAAATCTTAATCTTGAGTCAGCTTGGGTCAATTTTATGAAAGCAGGGGAAAGTAATCCACCTCACATTCATACTGGATGTAATCTTTCAAGCGTATGGTTTGTCAAAGTGCCTGAAAAATTAAGAAACGAACATGAAAAATATCAGGGCACAATTAAAGACGGTGGACCAGGTGCTATAAGTTTTATGCATGGATCACACTCTCAATTTTGTATTGATGAGCAAAGAGTTTTTCCAGAGGAAGGTATGTTTTTTATATTTCATTTTAATTTAAAACATTATGTAACACCGTTTCTGTCTAACATTGAAAGAATTTCTGTTGCAGCTAACTATACTATTAATGTAACTTCTAATGCAAAACATTCAGGATTTTTTGGTCTCTATGAAAAAAACAAAATTTGAAAAAGATAAATATTTAGTTGTTAGAGATGTCGTTTCAAAAGATGTCGCTAATTTTCTTTTAAATTATTTAATAATGAAAAGAGCTGTAGCTTCCACATTACATAGAAATAATGGAGGTGAACAAGGCATGGCAGGCACTGGAACATTTTTCGATCCACAAGTCATCGGTGCTTATTCTTTATATGGAGATAGTGCTTTTGAAACTATATTAAATGCTCTCACTCCTGTGATGTCAAAAAAATTAGGCAAAACAGTTTATCCAACGTATTCCTACGCTAGAATTTATACTAAAGGTCATGAATTAAAAAGACATAAAGACAGAGCACAATGTGAAATATCTACCACATTAAATTTAGGTGGAGATGTATGGCCTATATATTTAGAACCTTC